TGATCCCCAGCCAGTCTCCTGTCCAGAAATAGCAACCGCTACCTCAGGAAAGATATTTGAGTCCCCTAGGATCGCACGAGCAACTTCTAACGCCTCTGGCACAAACGTATCTGCTGAGGTGGCATCCGGCTTAGTGGGCAGGTTAGGGTACAGGCTGCGCTGGTACTCATCCGTCTTACCATCCGCGATCATCTTGTTCTGCGCGGGGGTGTTCTGGCGGGTGCTTGCATCCTTAGCGATCTTGAACTTGTGGTAGTCCTCGTCGCTATCAATGCCGTTGTCATTCATCTCTTTCTGCTGAGTGCGGGCACGGAATTCAGCGTTATCATCCCTTAAGACTTGCATCTGCTCCTCGACAAAGGTGTCGATAATGCTAGCAGCCCTGTTACCTACAATGCCGCCTGCGCTAACATCGTTCTCAAGTCCCTCGTCAGCAATGATCTTATCGCGCAACTGTGCCCGGAGTCCGGGGTTGTTGCTGTCGAACCGATCAGCCATGCGGCTCTCGATAACAAAGGAACCTAGCCAGTTAGATAGGCCAGCTTCTGCTTCAGATTCTGTGTAGATATCTGACTCAACGGCCTCAGAATACAAACGCATCTTGCGCTCACGGTTCTGATCAGCAGCATCCATCTCAATGGCCTGCAGCCGCTTGCGAGGTTTAACTACCGCATCCGAATAGGCTGCGCCTGCTGCCTTCATATCTACAGAGACTACATCTGAAATGATGTCATTCTCGTTCAAGTTAGCGAACATCAAAGAGCCACTTACCGGATCACCCATAAGTATTACATTGTCAGCATCAAAGTCAGGATTGGCAAGCAGGATCTGTTCCTTTTGGAACTCCACTGCCTCTGGTACATCCTTGTCCGCCACGCCCATCCACTTAGCAAGCGAGGTGCCGCCGTTATAAATAAGTGCGTCCCCTACCTGCTCGTGCGACTCCATGATCTTAATACGGGCTGCCTCAGTTGCTGATTCTGCATCCGGGTAGCCAGTCTGCATATAGGTATCGGCGAGGCGCTTGATACGTGACCGTACCATACCCTCGTTCTTTACTGCTGGAGCACTTGTTACGGTTCCCCAGATAGTATTGAAGAAGCCCTTGCCCATTACATTATCTACTGCATCGTCAAGCTCATTCGACATTTTAGTACGTTCGTCTGGAGTAAGATCCTTGGCGTTCTCTTTATTTGTCCGCACAAGTGCAGCCGCATCCCTGAGTTCCATCCCACCTAGCTCACTTAGATTACGGATCTTACCGAACTTAAGGCGGTTTTCTGCACTAAGGGTCCGCATAGCAAGGTCTGGGTTCTTAGCGTAATGAGCAGAGAAATCGCTGTACACCTCTTCAAAGGACCCCAGCAATGTACCGTCTTCCTTGAATGCGTTAGTCATGCCTGCGTCCCAGCGGCTAGCTCGATCACCGCTAACCGAGTTGTTGGCGGACCACAGCTCCATCGTCTGCGTCTCCTTTTCTTCAGCAGTAAGGGTTGGGTTCTGTTCTATCTGTTGCTCAACCGCCCTAGCTGTTTCCTGCTTTGTTTTAGGACTCATGCCTGCCTGCGATTCAATTTCCCCATTATAGTACGCCGCTTCATTAACCTTGCCATACATCTTCTTTCCACGAGAAGCGCGCCAGCTATTTTCGAGATTAGCGTAGTAACGGTTGCTGTTTTTCGTTGGGTACTTCTCTTGGAAGGACGCGGTGTTCTCTCTCATCTCAAGCAGGGTAGCTGAGTCAGCAATCCCGGCCTCTAGGTCAGCAAGATCATGCTGGTACACTGTGTTTAGCTTACCCTTCTCGTTATCAGTATAGCGCTTCTTTGCTGCCAGCACTGAGAGTTCCTGCTCCGGGTTAAACTGGATCTCGTTCTCCCGTACATAGTTAAGTACAGTAGGGTCGCCCATATCCAGAGCAATAGCAGCCATATCAGCGTACTGCTGCTGGCGGAGTTCAGGGTCAGCAATGTTAGGTAGCGACAAGGATGAGATCAATCGTGAGCGAGCATCGCGCTCCCCTACCTGATCTCCGTTGTTCTTGTATCCCTGTACACTGCGTATGCCGCCTGAAATGTCTGCAGTAGACTGCGTGAGAGCGTCAGCACGACGCCTTTTGATATTAGCATTGGCTTGGTAGCGCCCTAGGTCCTGCACTAGCGGCATTGCTGCCTCAGTGATCATGTTGTCTGTCTCACGATCTCCTGTGAGCATACCCTTTACCCGCTGGCTTACTTCCTGCGCATAGGCGAGCGGGTCTGTCCCGTTCTCTCCGCTGTCAATAAGCTGCTTCTGTTCATTGTACCATGTGTCGGTTTTGATCTTAGCATCCATCGCCTTGTATCCACGGCGAGTAGGAGGAGCTAGGCCCTCAGCCATAGCCTCCCCGGATGATCGCATAGTCTGGCCCGCGAGGAAGTTAGCCTTAGCTGTCTTCTCCATTTCGGCCATCCCTAGCTTAGTCCCGAACTTAGCAAGCCCCTCCAGCAGCGGACTTGTACGGACTGTAGTATCTCCAAAGACAGTACTTCTTTCTGGAGCGAAGCTGTCAACTTGTTGAAGAGTTCTTACCTTCTCAGTCTGTGCTGCACGCTCAATGTTCTGATCGCGTACACCGCCGCGCTGTGGTGCTTCTGCCATGATATTCCCCTTAGTTACCGATTCCGAGATTTCTGTTTGCGAACGACCCGAGTCCCTATAGTTTGTCTGAGATGCCAAGGCTTGTTGCATCCCATGTTGATCCATAGGTTGCAGTAGCCATGCCGACGCCAGCATTAACAGCAGCGCCAAGGGCACTTGGAGCAGGCGTAGGTAGGAACAGGTTGTTCGTGGTCCTAGACTGTACCTCAGCTTCGATCTGCCTACGGCTTCTTTCGAGTTCACTAACTGTCTCAGTAAGACTGTACATTTCATTGGCTTCTGCCTTAGCTGCGTTACGCTCGATGTCCATTATGGAATCGTCCACAGACATACCGGCTGTTCCAGCAGCGGCAGAGTTAACAATGGACGCCGCCCGAGATTTCATACGAGCAACGTCAATGCTTGCGTCTGCGTTAACATACTGCTGCATAGCCCGCTGAATGTTCAGGGTAGTTACCGTCTGCTTATCATTACCGGCCTGTCTGGCCGCTGCATTGTTCTGATCTTGGATCTTCTGCTTGTGCTTCCCAAGGATGTTATTCATCTTAGCCTGTTGAGAAGCCTGCTTGTATCCCATGTATCCCTGTAGCGCCATGCCACCGAGTAGTAGTAAAGACATATAAACCTCCCGGCTTTATGATGGCCTAGTTATACGCGAACCGCGCTTGTAGTACAGCCCGTCCCATTCAATATCTGAAACAGTGAAGGGGTAAGGCGAGTCATTGTAGATCCTGATACGAGAGCGGTCATTACGAGCGCGTACAGGGACCTCAAAGGAACCTGTTGTGAGGCTGAAGTCTCCTATGGTTGAACTAACTTGCCCGAGTATCCGGCCAGAGTTGCGCTCAGTATAGGCGTAATCAGCCTGTACGTCTACGTTAAAATCACCTGAGTCTATGAAGTTAATGAACATAGCACCTATGGTGAGCTGAGACGTACCAATGGCCCTGTTACCTTGATCCCGCACATAGATCCGCGAGGGAGTAATTGAGCTTTCATACTTCATGCCGAAGAGCACCGTACCGCCCAGCATATCATTCTTCAGGGTAGCTGTGCTGCCATCCCAGTCAATGATACGTGCAAGCATACCCGGGTAAGGACATCCCGGACCCTGTACTGCCAGCAGCTTATCTACGTCAGCAGGAAGGTGCCCAAGTCCAGAGGCGGTCAGATTTACTCCGTCTACCTCTGTTCTGTGATCCATCATCAAGTCACCCTCAAAGTAAGTCTGAGTAGTATCCTGACTTATGTCCATCAGGCACACATGCACCTCATTGGTAGCATTGTCATAGGACAGCACAGAAAGCGTTTGCTGGCTGAACTCCATGTGAAAGATGTACAGGTCGTCCCTGAACTCCCACTTACTCCACGCGCTCTGAAGGCGGCTGGTGTCCTCCCACAGGTACTCGTACACGTAAGCTGTGCTGCCTGCACTCCCTACGCATACCATCTTACTAATGTTTGTTGAGCTAGACATAATGCGGATATCACCTACGATCAGCCTCTCCACCGCGACCGTGATAGGCCGTGCGTTGTTGCTGTTAAGATCGCTGTCTGTGTAGAATTCCCGCACGCCTGAGTACACCCCTGAGTTAACCGCAAAGAACAGGTTCTGTCCTGAGGGAGCGGGCCGTACCTCTGTCTGCATAACAAACTGAGTGCTCTCTGCCATGGTCGCGTTCTGCGGGGTTATTGCTGAACCTCCGGGTATAGTGTACTGCGCCTGATCTGCGAACAGTACAAGGTCACGGTCCTGCGTCTGTGCGAAACGTAGCAGGTTAACCTTTACGCCAGCCGAGGCCAGCCCAATAGGCGCGTCAGCCAGCAGTGCAGTAACTGTCTTCTTAAAGAAGTTGAAGAAGTCCCGAGTAACTGACATACTAATACCTTCTGGATACACCAGCACGAGCCTGCCTTGGAACACTGCTAGGTCTACTATTGAGCTAGTTACAAAGTCAGGGAAGGGGTTAGTAGTCTTGTCCCCCGATGTACGGTCAGCCCAACGATCTATCTCAACAGAGTCTACCGTCTCGCCGCCTGCGCCACCAACGAAGTCGAAGCTGTCCCCGCGTATGAGCATGTGCGGCATTGTGTCTTGATCTAGGACAGCAGTTCCGAACTGGGCCTCTACCCAAATTCCGGACTGGAAGTACGCAAGATCAAAGTCAAACGGACCGAAACTTAGGGGCGCTGTTGAGTTAACTGTGAAGCGCATATAGAAATCATCGGCTGCGTTCGTTCCGCCAGCAATTCGGTATACAGAACCGTCCCTCTCGTGTAACGGTAGGTCAGCAAGCCCGGTCACTTCATTGTTGTTTATTGCTACAATGGCGTCGCCGCCTGTGCTATCTGTGGTCTCTACGGAGTACTTTTCAACGGTAGCTTTTGGAATAATAACGGACTCGTTGCCATCTACATACATATCAAAGTAATCGACGAAATTAGTAACGGCCTGTAGCTCGGTCCTCAGCAACTGCAAAGTGTTACTAGCACTGACGTTCTCCTCAGCATCCGTGTCAGTGCTTGCTGGAGTAGTCACTGTGGCAGAAGAGTACTTAGGCCCGTCTGATGTATCCGCCCGTACAGTAATAGTATAGTCACGGCTGTACTGTTCAGCTAGGATAGTTACCCTAGAAGGATTATTAACAGGCCACTCGTCCGGCTCATCGTTGGTTCCGCTTATAGTGACAGTCTTGTTGGTAAAGAACGTGTAGTCTCCTACCGTGGTTGCTGCTAGGTTAGCTTTAGGATTAGGCGTGTCCAAGTAACTCTGCATAGAGGCAGAGACAGAAGCGGTGAATTCCGTGCCATCCTTGCCAAGCACTCGCGGGTTCCCATCGTTAGGGTACACAACAATGAAGTACTCTTCTGCGTCACCCCTAGAATAGAAGTGAACAAAGATCTTTGATGGGTCAACTACAGGGGCCGCTACCTTGGCCTGAAACTGAGTAGGCGGACGCCTGTGAAGCATACGAAGGGGGTCAGATGTCATGTTGACCTGATCCTCTACCTGTCCCGCCAAGCGCTCTTTATCGGGCTGCTGAGAGATCCCCTGCAGCAGTGTTCCTAATGATCCGTCTACTCGCTTGCCCATGTTAGCCTCCTGGGAAGTTGGCGTTACGTCCGCCCCCAAAAGTGGAGTACGGGCGAATGCCTGAATTAAGTCGTACAGGACCAACGCCCAACAGCATGTTGGTTCTACGGTTCCGTTGCTCAGCAGTCTTTAGCTCAATCTTTGCGAGCTGTGCATCCTGTCTGAGCTGCTGTACACGCACAGGGTCGCCATCGTAGTCCGCTTGGAACTTACGTGCCGCCTCGTACTGAATATAGTTAGATGCCACGTAGGGCAGTTGATCGTACTCAAGGAAGACAATCATATCTACATTGATTGACCTATCGAGCTGAAATGTGTTACAGGTTGGATCATACAGTCGCTTCCCGCGTATAGTCAAATACGCGAAAGGATCGTGGGTTCTAACCTCTAGTGCATTACTAGGGATAACAACTTCACCCTCCGTGTTCGGCACGAGGGTCACGGTTCTTTCCGTATTGAACCACCAGCTAGTTGCTTGTACTTCAATGGCCGTGTTTCTTAGTCTAGCCCGGGCTGCGATAACGTCCGGGTTGACTGCGTCAAGTGCGCTTACAGGCGCTTTGCCGATAGCTCCTCGCATGAGGTTGATTGCCTCAAGTTCAGTAAGGTTCATATTATTTTGCTCCTAAACGAAAAAAAGGGCCATCCCGAAGGATGACCCTATGGTCACTGCTTAGATGCAGTACTACTGTTTACACAGCAGCTACAACAACGCCTGCGTGCTCTGCACGGTTAGGAGTTACACCGAAGGCCAAGTAGCTATCAATGAACCATTGCAGCTCTGAGTCCATGTAGTAAACCTTAGAGGTCAACGGGATGGTCTCGCCAGCAAGCAATGCCTTAGGAAGCATAACAAGTACCTTGGTACGGCCTTGCTCAGCAGTGGTGTCGTAAGCATTACCGTTACCTGTGTTGGACAGGAAGTGGCCACTTACAGCAGCTTTCGGGATACGGTTAGTCTTGACCAGTGGAAGGCCACAGGACTTAAGTACCATGCCTTCAGCATAGTCGCCGTTACCCATGCTGTATTGCGAGTTGATCAGTCGATCGTTACGCAGCAGAGTGTAGTACTCAGCAGGACCTACAAGAATAACGCCACCGTCGAGGTCAACATCGTTCTCTTCGATACCTTGGCATACATCTTCGATTGCTTTCTGCAGCAGGTCAGGATCAGTCTCATCGCCTACAGCGTCGAGTGTAACCTTAGTGCCACTGTACCAGCCATCAGGCAGTGCAGTTTCACCAGCAGTAGGTGCTTGGTTGTCAACAGCAGCTACGATGAACGCGGATTTGATTGCTTGGATAATGAAGGCTTCATCGAAGAACTTACCCAGTGTCTTACCGTGCTCTTGGCCCAGCTCAGAGCGGACATTGTAGTGAGCTTGGAAATCGTCAAGCAGTGCTACGTTGTTACGAGCCAATACAATGGTATCGACCTTAACCTTTACGTTGTCAAACTGTGCAACAGAAGCATCAGGACGAACGCCCGGGACAACTTTCTGGAGAGTAGCTTCACCAACGCGGTCGTTAGTAACGGTATCAGTACCACGGATGGGCTTGATAGAAACGTATGAACGCATGAAGGACTTCTTAGCGAAGGTGCCTTCAACCATTCCACCGTATTGTTCAATGTGCAAAGGTTGTACAGTTGTTGCTGAGCCTACTGCGGCAAGTTCAAGACCTGAGCGGGACAGGCCCGTTGAATCAGTTGGATAACCCATAAATTTAACTCCTAATTTATTATCTTCTTAGTTCCACAAATAAATTACAATCCA